GGAAGAAGATGGCTCTTGATCGCGTACAGTGCGGCTCCTGCGGGCACCTGATGGACCCGTGCTTCGATGTCCACCGCAACATGCAATGCACCCGCTGGTACTGCACCAGCTGCGGGAGGGACAGCGCACCAGTAGGCCGCGAATGGCAGATCACCGCCGCCGCCTGGTTCACCGAAAATCCAAAAACAAGGGGGACACCACCATGACCATTCACATCATCCACGGCGAGATCGTCACCGATGAGGCCTACCTCCCGGTCCCGGAAGAGCGTAAAACCGAAAAGCAGGTCATGCGGGAGCTGATCAACCTCCAGATCGACGCCTTCATTGCCCGCGGTGGCCAGGTCCAGGCAGTCCCAATTGGGGAGTCGGGCGACGACTGGACGCCAGTGCGGAACCGGAGGGAGCAGATCAAGTGGGCCAACCGGAGGTTCCAGATAAATAACAAAGCCAAAGATTTCACGCCACGCTAGACACGCCTCGCCATTCTGTGCATAGCATATAGGCGTCGGTGGGCCAATGCCTTAGCCCATCGCCCCGTCCAATTGCCCCCGGTCCGCCGGGGGATTTTTAAGGCAGCCAGGGGACGACATGGCGGGGGCACCAGTCAAAAAGCGCAGGAAGTCCAATGCCGGCAGGCCCGCCAGCATGACCCAGGCCGTCCTTGCAAAATTGGAGGCCGCGTTCCTGCTGGGGTGTTCCGATCGCGAGGCCTGTTTCGCCGCAGGCATCAACCCTTCCACGCTGTACAGGTACTGCGAAGTCAACCCGGCATTTAGCGAGCGAAAGGAATGCCTGAAGGAGCGACCCCTGTTCCTGGCCCGCTCGGTGGTCGTCGAGGCCCTCACCCAGGGCGATGTAATGACCGCCAACAAGTTCCTCGACCGCCGCGAAGGATCCAAGCTGGCGGTCACCGGCGAGGGCGGCGGTCCTGTGAAATCAGAAACCATCGTCCGGTTCGTCAATGTACCAGACAACAGTTGAAACCCCGTCAGCGTTCGCTGAGCTTTACCAGCCGCACCGGTACAAGGTGTTCTGGGGTGGCAGGGGCGGCGCCAAGTCGACTGCATTTGCGGATGCCCTGATCGTCCTGGCCAACGCATCGCCACTGCGTATCCTGTGCGCGAGGGAGAAGCAGAACTCGATCAGGGAGTCAGTGCACAACCTGCTCGCATCGCGCATCACCAAGCATGGCTTCTCCGACTACGAAGTACTGAATACCGAGATTCGGCACCGCAATGGCAGCCGGTTTTTCTTTGCCGGCCTGTGGAACAATATCGACAGCATCAAGTCGATCGAGGGCGTGGATATCTGCTGGGTCGAGGAGGCCAACTCGGTCTCTGAGGATTCCTGGAAGAAACTGATCCCGACCATCCGCAAGCCCGGCTCCGAGATCTGGGTCTCGTTCAACCCGGAACTGAAGTCCGACGCGGCCTACCAGCGGTTCGTAATCAACCCGCCGCCCGAGGCCTACGTCAAGAAAGTCTCCTGGCGCGACAATCCCTGGTTCACCAACGAGATGCGCCTCGAAATGGAGTACCTGCAGCGCACCGACGAGGACGAGTACCAACACGTCTGGGAAGGCGAACTGAAACAGTTCGCAGACGGGTCCATCTATGCCCGCCAGCTGCGCCAGGCGCACGCTGAAGGCCGCGTGACCAGCATCCCCGTCGAGTCCGCGGTCGAGGTTCACACGTTCTGGGATCTTGGCAGGAACGACACCACGGCGATCTGGTTCATGCAGGCCGTGGGCCGCGAGCACCGCTTCATCGACTACTACGAGTCGCGCCTGGTGGAGATCGACCACTACGCCCGTGTCCTGAAGGAGAAGGGCTACCTGTACGGCACGCACTACCTGCCGCACGACGCCGAGGTCACAGACCTGTCATCGCGCCGCGGGTCCAGGAAGCGGATCCTCGAGGACGCCGGGGTCAGGCCCATCACGATCGTGCCGCGGATCCCTGACATCAACTCAGGCATCGAGCAGACCCGAAAGGCCTTCCCGCGGTGCTGGTTCGATGAGAAGCGGTGCACGGAAGGCCTGGAGGCCCTGGCCAACTACCAATATGTGTTCGACGAGAAGTACGACACATTCCGCCAGACTCCGCTCCACAACTGGGCCAGCAACGGCGCCGACGCCTTCCGCCAGTACGCCCAGGGATTCATTGACCAGAAGGTCGCATTCAAGAAACCAGTATCAGTGGGGTGGGGCGGATAATGCCGACCAAAGAGCAATACGACGACCACGAGTGGGTCATCGAGCAGCTGCAGGAAGCGCAGCAGGCCGACCACGACAACCGTGAGCGGGCCCGCGAGGCACACGTCTTCGTCGACAAGCGCAATGGGCAGTGGGAAGACACGATCTACCAGCAGTTCGGCCAGGCCAAAAAGCCCCGCTACCAGTTTGATATGGTCAACCCCATCATCGACCAGATTGCGGGCGACATGGAGCGGTCAGACTTCGACATCGTGGTAAGGCCCGCGGGCGGCGAGGCCACGAAGGAGACTGCCAAGACCTATGATGGCCTGATTCGCAACATCGAGAACATCAGCGGCGCCTACGACATCTACAACGGTGCCGGGCGCAATGCGATCACCTGCGGCATTGACGGCTGGCGCGTGGTCCAGAAGTACGTGGACGATAACAGCTTCGACCAGGATCTGGTCATCGAGCGCATCGGCAACTACATCGACCGGGTCTGGCACGGCCCTCACGAGGAGCCCGACGCCTCCGACGCCACCATGTGCTGGATCCTGTCGGGCCTGACCAGGGATGAGTACAAGGCCCGGTTCCCGGACGCCGGCACGTCAGGCGTGACCTCAGACCGCACAGCGCCGTCCTACTTCCACCGCCAGGATCTGGTCATGGTCGGGGAGTTCCTTTACCTGAAGCCCGTGGAGCGCGAGCTGGTCCTGATGTCAGACCAGTCGGTGCACGAGGTAGACGACGAGTTCGAGAAGATCGTCGACGAGCTTGCCCAGCAGGGCATTACCGAAGTACGCCGCCGGCGCCGCACCAAGCACGTGGTCTGCTCCAGGCTGTTCGATATGCACGGCTGGCTGAAGGATCCGGCGACCGGCAAAGATGCCTCACGCGAAACAGTGTTCGAGAACTGGATCCCCGTGATCCCGATGTACGCGAACTTCAAGTACTACGAGGACAAGATCCTGTACTGGGGTGCGGTGGAGAAGCTCCTGGACCCGCAGCGGGTGATGAACTACTCGATGAGCAGGGAGATCGAGGAGGGCGCCCTGGCGCCGCGCAACAAGCCCTGGATGACGCCGGCGCAGGCAGAGGGCCATGAGCAGGAGCTGGCGACCCTCAACGTCGACACCGCGGCCTACCAACTCTACAACGCTGACCCGGAGGCGCCCAACCCGCCGCCATTCATCGGTGGCGCACAGGTCAACCCAGGCCTGCGGACAATATCCGAGGCCATGCGGGACATCATCGGGCAGTCCGCCGGCATGTTCGCGGCCAACATGGGCGACAATCCCGGCCTGCAGTCTGGCGTGGCAATCAGCGCCCTCCAGGACCGCGGCGACACCGGCAACAACAAGTACATCCTGGCCCGCGAGATCGCCCAGCGGCAGACCGGCAAAATCCTGGTCAATGCCATCCCGCGGGTATACGGCCCAGGGCGCCAGGTGCGGCTCCTGAAGGAAGACGGCGGCTATGACATGGCCACCATCAGCCAGGTCGTCATCGACCAGCAGACGGGCACGCCGGTGGTCGTCAATGACCTCTCGGTCGGCACCTACGACACGATCTGTGAGTCGGGCCCCTCATTCAAGAACCGGCAGAACGAGGCCGTGACGGCCCTGCGGGAACTGGGCAACGTCGATCCGGGCATCATCGAGATCGCCAAGGACGTCCTGCTGACCAACATACCAGCGCCCGGCATGGACCAGGTCGCCCGCCGGGTCCGCCGGCAGCTGTTCCAGGCCGGGGTGATCCCCTTCGAGGACATGACCGACGAGGAGAAGCAGGAAGCGCAGGCCATGGCCCAGCAGCCGCCGCAGGAGTCGCCAGAGATGGTCCTGGCCCGTGCGGAAGAGCTGAAGGGACAGGCCGACCTGGTGGACGCCCAGACCAAGCAGGCCCAGGTCCAGGGCGAGCTGCAGGTCAAGGTGGAGCAGATCAAGCTCGAGCAGCAGAAGCTGCAGCTGCAGGCCTATTCCGCCGAGACTGACCGTATCAAGGTCCAGATCGAGGCCCAGCAGGCGGGGGCAGACATCAAGGCCAAGTCCGCGTCGGCGCTCAAGTCACTGTCCGAGGCCGAGGCCCAGGACATCGAGAACGACATGACGGTCACTGGCGTCAGCAAGATGCTGGACAACTTGCAGCGGGTGAATAGCGGTGGCGCTTAGTGCATTATTTGAGCTGGCCCAAAAGGCCGGCAGGAAATATGGTGACGAGGTCATCGATTACCTGCAGGATTTTCTAGGTGGTCTGCCGCCGGAGACGGCAGATAGACTCGTGAGAGCATCTGAGCAGGGATACGATGTAACAACACCGTATTACCATGGCACCGGATCACCTGACATCACCATGTTCCAGGGTGAGCGAGGATCCGCTGGGCACTTTTCGAGAGACCCAAAGTTTGCGGAGAACTTCGCCTACGAGAAGGAAGGCGCACCGGCCATTTATCCTGTTTATCTGAGGCATGGTAAGCAGTTCAACGTCA